TACTCTAAGTAAATTTAAAGCTTTAGAGCCTAAGAAATTTAGATTTAAAACTCAAGATGTTTCCGAAGATAAGACATTAGGTTTTATTGCGCAAAACGAAGTTAGTAATTTCCCAGAAGCATATCCTCAGTTTCTTGGTGAAGACGAAAAACCTTACTATGGATTTAATCCATCTGGTATGGTTCCATATTTAATGAAAGCAATAAAAGACTTAGTTGAAAAAGTAGAAACATTAGAAAACAAAATAACACAATTAGAAAATAACATTTAAAAATATTCATTACCTTTGTACCTATAAATAACCATAAAATAATATTATAATGAAATCATTAGAAAAAAAAGAATTACAAGAATTACAAGAAATTAACCAAGAGTTTGCAAAAAGTAAAATGGCTTTAGCAGATAGCGCTTATCAACAGTCTTTAATTGTTAAAGGATTGGATGCGTTAAAAGAAAAATTTTCTGTAATAGAAAAAGAATTAACTACAAAATACGGCGCTGACGTAGTAATTAACCTTGAAAGTGGAGAAATTACAGACAAACCTGAAGAGCCTGCTAAAATCGCAGAATAATGAGTAAAATTAGTAATACTAGCGCATACGGAAATATAGTACCTGCAGCAGCAGACTATTTAGTTTTAACAGATGCAGATAATTATCTAGCAACTAAAACATGTACGGCGCTTAGCATTGCTATGTTAGATCCAGATAATACTTTAGCAGAAGTATTAGCAGCTGGAAATACTGCGACAAACAATATAAACCTTACCGGAAACATTACTTTAGTAGGTGTGCAAACAATAAGTAGCACATTAAGCGTAAGTGGAGCGGTATCGTTTGCAAGTCAACTAACTGTAACTGGGGCGACACTTTTAAATAATACTTTAGGAGTGGCTTCAGCTGCAACATTTACTGGCTCTGCTACTTTTAACGGAGCAGTTGTAACAAACTCAACTTTAGAACTAAACTCAACATTATTAGATGATTTAGGAAATTCAGGAACTTCTGGACAGATTTTATCCTCAACATTCTCAGGAATTAGATGGGTGGATCAAGTAGCGGCTGGACTATCTTATCAAGGTACTTGGGACGCAAGAACTCAAGCGGAAGGCGGGGCAGCAGGAGACGGAGGTAATCCAGATTTATTGCTGGCAACTGTAGCTGCAGGATATTACTACATAGTAAATGTAGCAGGTTCTGTAGATTTAGACGGAGAAACAGATTGGAAGATTGGAGACTGGGCTGTGTATAGCGATAGTGGAGTTTGGCAAAAAGTAGACAATACATCTATTTTGGCAGGCTCAGGTACGGCAAGCACAATACCTATGTGGATAGGCTCAACAACTTTAGGAAATTCACCTATAACAAGAGTGTCGGGAGCTGGATATATTTACACAGATATAGGTAATGTTATTTTAGCAGGAACAACTGCAAGCGGATTTACTAACTGCGTATCTTTAAATGAGTCTAATATTAATTCTGCAAATTACAGTTTAGCAACAGGGAAAAGCACAACCGCAAGCGCATTACATGCAACAGCAATGGGCCTTAGTTCAACTGCGTCAGGAGCAGAATCTTTTGCAGCAGGAAACACTGTTTTAGCTTCAGGACCTCAATCAGTAGCTTTTGGTAAAGACACAATTGCAAGTGGAACAAGCGCAACAGCATTAGGTTATAATAATACGGCAAGTGGGATATACTCATTTACTGTAGGTAGTAATAACACGGCAAGTGGAGATCACACACATGCTATAGGAACAAGTAACTTAGCATCATCTGCATATGCAATAGCAATAGGTCAAACTAATCAAGCTACTGCTTTAAACGCGTTAGCAATAGGTAGACAATCAGTAGCATCTGGAGCAAATTCTTTGTCTTTTGGTTATTTATCAGCAGCATCAGGCATAGGCGCTATATCGCTAGGAACATCTAGCACAGCATCAGGTGATTATTCTTTTGCTGTAGGAGATTCATCAGTATCAGGACAAAATTATTCTGTTGCATTAGGCTTAGGAACTACAAGCTCATCAATGTATCAAACTGTAATAGGAAAATATAATTCTTCATCATCTGTAACAGGTGAATTGTTTTCTATTGGAGTTGGTTCTTCGGATGCATCAAGATTAACAGGATTAAGATTTATTAATACAGGGGGCGTTAGTTCATTAACCGTAACAGGTGATATAAGAGCTACGGGAAAATTATTAGATTCATCAGGAGCGTCAGGAACTGCTGGACAATTACTATCTAGTACAGGAACAACTACCGCTTGGATAAATGACAATGTAGGTAGTGTTAGTGGATCTGGAAACGGAGATATTTTAGCTATGTGGACGGGTAGTGGAGCTTCAACAACTTTAGGTAATTCGCTTATATCGCAATCAACAAGTTCTGTAAACAATATAAAATTCGGATCAGGCGGAGTAGCTGGATTTGAAGTAAATTTAACTAACAACACAATTAGAGCATTTGATTTAGCTAACATTACTGATGTAGGAACATTAAATTTTTTAGCAGGATCAGGAATTACAACATCAGCAAGTCAAACTTATAATTTTATATTTGGCGCAAATAATTCATCTACAGGTAGCAGTTGTACTATTATAGGTAAAGACAATGTTTTAACTTCTGGTAGTAATGGAATAGCATTAGGATTAACACATACGGTAAGCGGACTAAATGCAGTAGCAATAGGATCGGGATGTACGGCTTCCGGATCAGGGGCTATGGCATTTGGAGCTTCTACAGCAAGTAATACTTTTTCAGTAGCATTTGCAGACTGTACCTCAAGTGGAGTTGCGGCTTACGCAATGGGTAAAGGCGTTACGGCATCGGGAGATAATTCTTCAGCTCATGGTTTTAGTACTGTAGCAGCTGGATTTAAATCTTTTGTTATAGGAGATTCTTCATTATCAACAGCTGGCGGAATAAGTTCTTTTACAGGAGGAACATTATCTGAAGGAACGGCGCTAAACGGATTTGCGTTTGGTAATGTAGCTAAAGCACAAGGGGCACAATCTGTAGCATTTGGAGACACTACAATTGCAAGTGCAGCTTCATCATTTGCTTCTGGACACACTACAACGGCAAGTGGAGCTTCATCATTTGCTGCAGGATCAAATACAATTGCAAGCGCACAAGACTCATTTGCTGCAGGTACAACAACAACTGCTAGCGGGAGCGCATCAGTAGCTATGGGTCGTACGACTACCGCAGCAGGAGTTAATTCTTTTGCAATGGGAGTTGACAGCACGACATCAAACGACTACGGAGTAGCAATAGGAAACACAGCAGTTTCTTCTTCTACCGTAGCAATAGCAATAGGAGATCAAGTTACAGCAAGTGGCGCTTCATCGTTTGCTTCTGGAAAACTAACAACAGCTAGCGGCGCTATGGCGGCAGCAATGAACAACACTACAATAGCTAGCGGAATAAGTTCTTTTGCTTCAGGACAAAATACAGAGTCAACAGCAGAAGCATCTACAGCAATGGGGTACTTAACAGATGCAACAGGAGATCACTCTACTGCTTTAGGAGATAATACGTTAGCGAGCGGACCTAACTCAACAGCAACAGGTGAAGCTACAGTAGCAAGTGGTGAAGATTCTTTTGCAGCAGGTAAAGGAACTATAGCAGATCAAGTACAGCAATTTTCTATAGGTAGATATAACGTAGCAGGAAACACAGACTCATTATTTGATATAGGAGTAGGAACAACAGATGGATCAAGAGCTTTAGGATTGGAGTTTACAAATTCAGTTGCCAGTGGAAGTAAATTAAACGTAGCAGGATCATTCCAAGCTTCAGCTGAAATTTTTGATTCAGCAGGAAACGCAGGTACATCGGGACAAATTTTATCTTCTACAGGAACTACTACATCTTGGATAGATGCTAGTGGAGGAACATCTTACTTACCGTTAGGCGGAGGAACAATGACAGGCCCATTAATTATGGGTGATAATGTTCAGTTTCAATTAGGGACTGGCAATGACATGAGAATTTATCATGATCCAGCTCCAGCAGATGGCGGGGAAAACTTATTTATAAATACAGCGGGTACTTTAATATTCAGACAAGGTACCGACAATGGTTCTATGATTTTTGAATCAGATAATGGTGCTGGAGCCACAATAGAATATTTTAGATTAGATGGGTCACTAGCTGTAGAAAACGGATTACATTATACTAAATTCCCAGACTTAAGCGCTATTACATTTGGAAATGGAGAAGATCTATCAATATATCATGATGGAAGTAATAGTTATATTAAAGAAATAGGAACTGGTAATTTAATAATAAGTGGTGCAAACGAAATAAGCCTTAAAAGTGATACAGACGAGAGAATGCTTCAAGCAAATGCAGAAGGAAGCGTTCAACTTTTTCACAACAATGTTGAAAAACTTAACACAACATCGTCTGGAGTTTCAATCAGTGGCTCTATAAATGTAAATGGTCAATTAAATTTAACAGCATTAAATACAGCTCCTGCCAACTTAACAGATACAGGAACAATTGGAGAAATTAGATATACTTCAGATAATATTTATGTATGTACGCAAACAGGTGTTGCAGGAAGTGCCATTTGGGTTAGAGTAGGATTGTCTGGTAGTGGCGGAGGTACAGTTACTAGTTTAACTACCACAGGTACGTCGGGAGTTTCTAGTTTTTCAAATGGAATATTAAATATTCCTAATTATACTTTAGGGTTAGATGGAACTCGAGTTATTCAAGGTCAAATAATGTCATCTCAAATATTAAATATGTTTACCAACCCAGTGCCAATAATTTCTGCGCCAGGTGCTAATAAAATAATTGTTGTAGATTCAGTAGGAGTTCATTATAATTTTGTTACTTCTGACTATTCAAACAACATATTCCCTAGTTTTAAATATCGTAATTCAACTTCAGGAGTGTTAGGTAATTCTGTTTCAGGTACTTTAACAATGGGTCTTGTAGATAATTGGAACTATTATAAAGATGTATCAAACTCACCTATAGTAAACGGGCAAATAGTGCTTAGTAGCAATGCTCAAAATCCATCAGGAGGAGATAGTACATTGTTTTATAATATTAAATACAGAATTTTAAATTCTGCAGATATGACAGTAGATTTAACATAAGTATAATAGTTAAATAAAATTTAATTTATCATGGATATAAGAAAAATTTCCATAGGAGCAGACTACAAGTCTAGTGCTATGCATTACATAGTAGGTCAAGATGTCTTAGGCGGAAACTACAAAATACACTTAATAAAAAAAATTCAAAGTAATGACTCTATAAAAATATGGATAGAGCAAAAAAATGAAATATTGCTATGGAAAGAATTTAATTCTAACATGCCAGTATCAATCGAATATAATATTAATTTTTAATGAGGTCGCCTTTTTATTTTATTACCAAACCTTTAAAGGGGAGGAGATACGACAACATAAAAAAAATAGGAGATATAGATTTTATTACTAGTGTTTCACAAGAAGATCACACTACAACAAATCGTTTTGCTAAAGTGGTATCGGTTCCATTAGGGTATACAGGAAATATAAAACCTGGTTATATTTTATTAGTCCACCATAATGTATTTAAAATATATTATGACATGAGAGGAAGAGAAAAAAGTGGTAGAAGTTTTTTTAAAGAAGATTTATATTTTATAGATTTTGATCAGTTTTTTTTATATTACAATAATGAAAAATGGAATACTCATTCTAAATATTGTTTTGTAAAACCCTCTAAATTAAAAGATTCTTATATTTTAAAACCAGGATCTGAAGAGCCATTAACAGGCACAGTAGTATATGGTAATAACGATTTAAAAGATTTAAATGTAAACGAAGGAGATGAAGTAATATTTGAGCCAGAAAGTGAATATCCATTTTATATTAATGGAGAAAAACTTTATAGAATGTTTACTAACAATATAACTATAGTGTTATGATGAATTCTTTACAATTGAAAATGGAAATTATAAAAGCTGGAAGACAGGCTGTTACACAATTAATAAAAGTAGCAAAAGAAGATATAATTAAATATGAAGCTGACGATGAATTAGCTCCAGACAGGTTAAAAAATGCTGCAGCTACAAAAAAATTAGCAATATTTGATGCATTTGAAATATTAACCAGAATAGAATTAGAAAATGAATTACTAACTGGAGAAAGCGAACAAGACAATAATAGTAAACAAGGATTTGCAGAAAGACGATCTAAATAACATATACAGAACATTAAGTAGCTATATACCTAAACAAGTTTTTATAAAAAGAAACTTAAATAAATCTTGGGTATATGGTTATGATTCTAAGCATGATTTAGTAGTAATAAGCAAAGACGGAACAGTTGGAGAAATTTGTGAAATAAATGGTTTAAAAATTGGATTACCATTAGCTCCTAAAAAAATACACAAAAGAAGTAATAAAAAAAAAGAACAATATTGGGAGGCTTTTCCTTACACAAAAGAACTTTCTAAAATAGCCTCTATATTTCAATGGCACGATATGCCAAAGCATTTTAAAGTAAAGTGGGTTGATTATATAGAAGAAGAGTTTGATAAAAGAGAACAAGGTTTTTGGTTTTATAACAATGGAAATCCTACGTACATAACAGGAACTCATTACATGTATTTGCAATGGACTAAAATTGATGTAGGTCACCCTGATTACAGAGAAGCAAATAGAATATTTTATATATTTTGGGAAGCTTGCAAAGCAGATGATAGGTCATTTGGCATGTGCTATCTAAAAATTAGACGTTCAGGGTTTTCTTTTATGGGTTCTTGTGAAGCAGTAAATACAGCAACAATAAATAAAGATGCAAGAATAGGTATATTATCAAAAACAGGGGCAGATGCAAAAAAAATGTTTACAGACAAAGTAGTTCCTATTTCTAATAATTTTCCTTTCTTTTTTAAACCAGTGCAAGATGGTATGGATAAGCCTAAAACAGAGCTAGCATACAGAGTCCCAGCGTCTAAAATCACTAAAAAAAATATGTATGAAACAGATAGTGAGGATGTTCAAGGGCTAGACACTACTATTGATTGGAAAAATACATCAGACAACTCTTATGATGGAGAAAAATTAAAACTATTAATACACGATGAATCTGGAAAATGGATGAGGCCAGATAACATATTAAATAACTGGGCTGTTACCAAAACATGTTTAAGACTAGGTAGTAGAATTATTGGAAAATGCATGATGGGGTCTACATCTAATGCATTAGACAAGGGAGGGGCTAATTTTAAAAAATTATTTAATGATTCAAGCGTATATAAACGTAATCAAAATGGTCAAACTAAAAGTGGTTTATATAATTTATTTATTCCTATGGAATGGAATTTTGAAGGATATATAGATATATACGGTCAGCCAATATTTAAAACACCTAAAGAAAAAATAATAGGAGTTGATAATGAAATAATAAAAATAGGAGCAATTGATTACTGGACAAATGAAGTTGATTCTTTAAAATCAGATGCAGATAGTTTAAATGAATTTTATAGGCAGTTTCCAAGAACTGAATCTCATGCATTTAGAGACGAAAGTAAACAGTCTTTATTTAACCTTACCAAAATATATCAACAAATAGATTATAATGATTCATTAATAAAAGAACGTTTTATAACCAAGGGTAGATTTACTTGGAAAAATGGAGAAAAAGACTCTGAAGTAATATGGACACCAGACTCTAGAGGTAGATTTATTGTTTCGTGGTTGCCAGAGAAAAACCTTCAAAATAATAAACGTATCTTTAATGGTAGAATTACGCCAGGTAATGAGCATTTAGGTTCTTTTGGGTGTGATTCTTATGATATTTCAGGCACAGTTGGAGGGAATGGATCCAACGGCGCTTTACATGGTTTAACAAAATTTAACATGGATAATGCGCCTAGTAATGAATTTTTTTTAGAATATGTTGCACGCCCTCAAACAGCTGAAATATTTTTTGAAGAAGTGTTAATGGCTTGTATCTTTTATGGTATGCCTATTTTGTGTGAAAATAACAAACCAAGATTATTGTATCATTTTAAAAACAGAGGTTATAGAGGTTATAGTTTAAACAGACCAGACAAAACATTTAACAAACTTTCTAAAACTGAAAAAGAATTAGGCGGTATACCAAATAGTTCTGAAGACGTAAAACAATCTCACGCAGCAGCAATAGAAAGTTATATAGAAAAGCATGTGGGAATGGATTTAGAAGGAGTGTATAGAGAGCAAGATGATATGGGTAGTATGTATTTTAGTAGAACATTAGAAGATTGGGCAAGGTTTGATATAAACAATAGAACTAAGTTTGATGCGTCAATAAGTTCCGGTCTAGCTATTATGGCAAATCAAAAACATCTCTATACTCCGCAACAAAAAGTGTCAAAAATAAGCATTAACTTTGCACAGTACAACAACAAGGGAATGCTTAGCGAAATAAACAATTAATGAAAGACGTAAAAGTAGATATTAATCCAGCTGGGTTCCCGGATAATTTTAGTTCTGATTCGGAAAAAGCAACCTACGAGTTTGGATTACAAATAGGACAATCCATACAATACGAGTGGTTTAGAAAAAGTGGAAATCAATGTAGATTTTACAGCCAATGGCAAGATTTTCATAGATTAAGATTATATGCTAGAGGAGAACAATCAGTAGCTAAATATAAAAACGAATTAGCTATTGATGGAGATTTAAGTTATTTAAATTTAGACTGGACTCCAGTGCCTATTATACCTAAATTTGTCGACATTGTTGTAAACGGAATGTCTGATCGTTTATTTAAAGTTCAAGCTTACGCTCAAGATGCTATGTCAGCTGAAAAAAGATCTCAATTTCAAGATATGATTGAAGGAGATATGGTAGCTAAGCCATTATTAAATCAAATACAACAAGGCTTTGGAGTAAATCCTTTTTCTACAGACCCTGACGAATTACCTAATAACGATCAAGAATTAGCTCTATATATGCAGCTTAATTATAAGCCAGGGATAGAGATAGCAGAAGAGACTGCAATTAACACAATATTAGATGACAATCATTATAATGAAGTAAGAAAAAGAGTTGATTATGATTTAACTGTTTTAGGTATAGGAATAAGCAAACATATGTTTTTAGCCGGAGATGGTGTAAGAATTGAATATGTAGATCCAGCTAATATGGTATACAGCTATTCAGAAGATCCTCATTTTAAAGATTGTTTTTATTGGGGAGAAATTAAAACAGTTGCTATTAATGAATTATTAAAAATAGACCCTACATTAACTAGCGATGATTTAAGAGAAATTTCTCAATACAGCCAATCATGGTATGATTATTTTAATGTAGCTCAGATGTATGAAAATAGTGTATTTTCTAGAGACACAGCAACTTTATTATATTTTAACTATAAAACTACCAATACTTTTAATTATAAGAAAAAAGAATTAGAAGGAGGTGGTGCTAGAATGATTGAAAAAGACTCTGAATTTAATCCTCCAGAAGAAAAAATGGAAGAAGGTAAATTTAAAAAAATATCTAAAACTATAGATGTTTGGTATGAAGGAGTTATGGTAATGGGTACTAGCACAATGCTACAATGGAAAATGATGGAAAACATGGTTAGGCCAAAGTCTGCATCTCAACATGCAATGCCTAACTACGTGGCGTGTGCCCCTAGAATGTACAAAGGAAATATAGAATCTTTAGTTAGACGAATGATTAGTTTTGCTGACTTAATACAAATAACTCATTTAAAATTACAACAAGTAATATCTAAAGTAGTTCCAGACGGTGTATTTATAGATGCAGATGGGTTAAATGAAGTAGATTTAGGCACAGGTGCAGCATATAATCCGCAAGATGCATTAAAATTATATTTTCAAACAGGTAGTGTAATAGGAAGAAGCTACACTCAAGATGGTGAGTTTAATAACGCAAGAGTTCCAATTACTCAATTAACTTCAAGCAGTGGTCAGGCAAAAATGCAAAGTTTAATTGCAAGTTATAATCATTATTTAGGAATGTTACGTGGAGTAACAGGATTAAACGAAGCTAGAGATGGTTCTACTCCAGATCCAAATTCATTAGTTGGAGTTCAAAAATTAGCGGCATTAAATAGCAACACTGCAACAAGACATATATTAGAAGCTAGTTTAGCTATAACGCAAAGAATGGCAGAGGGCGTATCTTTAAGAATTGCTGATGTATTAGAGTATGCAGATTTTGCAGAAGAATTTACAATGCAAATTGGAAAGTATAACGTTGGTATATTAGAAGACGTAAAAGACTTATATATATATGACTTTGGTATATTTATAGAAGTAGCTCCTGATGAAGAAGAAAAAGCACAATTAGAACAAAATATACAAATGGCTTTATCTAAACAAGATATTAATCTTGAAGACGCTATTGATATCCGTGAATTAAGAAACTTAAAACTTGCAAATCAATTATTAAAAGTAAAACGTGTAAGAAAGCAAGAGCAAGACCAGCAGGCAGCAATGCAAAAACAACAAATGGAGGCTCAAACCAAAATGCAATTACAGCAAATGCAATCGCAACAAGAAAGCCAAAAACTTCAAATGGAGGCTCAAATAAACATGAAGCAATCTCAAGCAGTTATTGCTTTTGAAATAGAAAAACTTAATGCTGAAGCACAATTAAAAGAAAAATTAATGCAAGTAGAGTTTAAAATGCAAATGCAATTAAAAGGCATGGAAGTACAAAACCTACAGCAAAGAGAAGATAATAGAGAAAAAGCAAAAGACAAAAGGTTAAGTCAAGCTAATACAGAGCAGTCACAATTAATACAACAACGTAACAACAATTTACCGCCTGTTTCTTTTGAATCTAACGAAGATAGTTTAGATGGCTTTGATTTAGCAGAATTTGAACCAAGATAATCCTTAAAATTTAGTATAATTTATCATTAACTTTGTAAAAATTAAATCAAATGAAAAACATTACAGTTAAAGATCTAGGCGTAATGGAAGAAAAATCCACGCAAGAGATAGAAAATGCATTACTTGCTAAGCATGATGCAGAACAAGAAGCATTAACACAAGACACTACTACAGTAAAAGAAGTAGGGGTAGAAAGTCCTATTACAGAAAAAGTTGAAGAACCTGTAGTAGAAGAAAAAATTGAAGAAGTTCAAGCTCTTAAAATGAGCGATGAAGACGTTCTTTCATATATTGGAAATCGTTATGGGAGGGAAATTACTTCTCTAGACGAATTAGTAGAAGTAAAAGAGAACACTCCTGATTTACCAGAAGACGTTCTTTCTTATTTTAATTATAAAAAAGAAACAGGAAGAGGTATAGAAGACTATGTTAAATTAAACAAAGACTACGATGCTGAAACACCTGAATCTTTATTAGCTAACTATTATTCTCAAACAGAAGATGGTTTAGACAAAGAGGACATTAAAGATCTTATGGAAGATAAGTTTGGATATGACGACGGTTTAGACGACGAAAGAGAAATAAGAAGAAGAAAATTAGCGCACAAACGAGAACTATCTAAAGCAAAAAAATACTTTAACGATCTTAAAGAGAAATATAAAGCTCCACTTGAGTCAAGGGAATCTTTACCTCAGCAGTCCGATAAAGAATTAAAAGCTTACAGAGAGTACATTGATAGTAGTAAAAGTTTTAAAGAAGAAAGCAGAAAAAAATTAGAATATTTTTCTAAAGAAACTGAAAAAGTTTTTAATGATAAATTCAAAGGTTTTGAGTTTAATATTAATGACAAAAACGTTTCTTATTCTCCTAAATCTAAAGATGAGTTAAAAAGCTCTCAGTCAAGTATAAATAATTTTATACAAAATTATATAGACGACAAAGGTTTAATCAAGAATGCTGATCAATATCACAGAGCTCTTTCAATGGCAATGAATCCAGATAAATACGCTAAGTTCTTTTATGAGCAAGGCCAAGCTGATGCAATTGACAATGTTTCAAAAAAATCCAAAAATATAAATATGGACTTGAGACAGGCACCACAAGCAATAGCAAAATCAGGATTTAAAGTAAGGTCTCTAGACACCGACACAGGTCGAGGTTTAAAGATTAGAAGCAACAAAAAATAATAATAACTAAAAAAAAGTAAAAAAATGGCTGGACAAGTAGCAGCAGCTCCAACGTACGCACTTCAACCGAGTGCAGAAAGAGTTGCAACACAATCAAACTATATGACAACTTTTGATTTCTTAAATCAGTATCTACCGGATACATATGAAAAAGAATTTGAAAGATACGGAAATAGAACAGTAGCATCCTTCTTAAGAATGGTAGGCGCTGAAATGCCTTGTAACTCTGACCTTATCAAATGGGCAGAACAAGGTAGATTACACACTAAATACATAAACTGTCAATCAAATCAGGCTGCGGCTCAAGACACTGCAACAATTACTGTTGCTGATGCATTGAACCCTGGAACTGGAGGAATTGCAGTAAGAGTTGGACAAACAGTAATGTTGTCTAACAATGCGGCAGGATCAACTTTATCTAATAAAGGGATTGTAACTGCAGTTGATTATGCTAACGGAACATTTGATGTAGCGTATTACGAAGCAGGTGGACAAACATTTGCAGCAGCAGATGTAGTTTCTGTATTTATTTATGGATCAGAATTCCAAAAGGGATCTGCAGCAATGCAAAATTCTTTAGAAGCTGATGACGCTATATTTAGTAATAGCCCAATTATCATCAAAGATTTATACGAAGTATCAGGTTCTGATATGGCGCAAATCGGATGGATTGAAGTTACTACTGAAAATGGAGCAACAGGATACCTATGGTATTTAAAATCTGAACATGAAACAAGATTGAGATTTGAAGATTATTTAGAAACCGCAATGGTGGAAGCTGTACCAGCTGAAGCTAATTCAGGTGCTGCTGCAATTGCTGCAGGAGTAGCTTCGGGAGCAGGTAACAAAGGTTCTGAAGGTTTATTCTATGTAATTGGAAACAGAGGAAACGTTTATGGAGGTGGTAACCCAACTACATTAGCTGATTTCGATGCAGTAATTCAACGTCTTGACAAACAAGGATCAATAGAAGAAAATGTATTATTTGTAAATAGAGAATTTTCTTTTGATATAGATGATATGTTAGCTACACAAAACTCTCAAGGAGCAGGTGGTACTTCATATGGTCTTTTTGACAATGATGAGAATATGGCTTTAAATCTTGGATTCTCTGGATTCAAAAGAGGTTATGACTTTTACAAAACAGACTGGAAATATCTTAATGATATTACTATGAGAGGTGGTTTAGTAGGTGGAAAAATCAATGGTGTATTAGTACCCGCTGGTTCAACTACCGTATACGACCAAGTCTTAGGTAAAAACGCTAAGAGACCATTCTTACATGTAAGATACAGAGCTTCTGAAACTGAAGATAGAAGGTATAAAACATGGATTACAGGTGGTGCTGGAGGTGCAGCAACTATCGGAACAGATGTAATGCAAGTTAACTTCTTATCAGAAAGAGCGCTTTGTACTTTAGGTGCAAATAACTTCTTCTTATTCCAAGAAGCATAAAAGTTAAGTAAACTTAATTAGGGGAGATTAATTTCTCCCCTTTTTATTATTATTAAAAATTAAATTATATCAAATGAAAAACACAAAAAAAACAGTATCGGAAGATAAAGTATACGTACTTAAAAGAAAATCCGCTCCATTAACATACATGCTATCATCTAGAAACACAAGAAGATCTCCTCTTCTTTATTTTGATGGCGAAACCAACAAACCTTTAAGGTATGCCAGAAACCAACAATCTCCTTTTGAAGATGAGCAAGATGGTAATGCAATTATTGAACCTATATTATTTGAAGAAGGCTTTTTAAGAGTCCCTAGAACTAATCCAGTGTTGCAGCAATTTTTAGTGTATCATCCAGGTAACGGAGAAATTTATAACGAAGTTGATAACGAAAGAGATGCTTCAGAAGAATTTGACTCAATGAATTTTGAATTAGACGCTCAGCTTATGGCTAGAGATTTGACTCTTACTAAACTGGAAAGTATAGGCAGAGTTTTATATGGTGTAAAAGCAGAAAAAATGACAACTCCTGAATTAAAAAGAGATGTTTTAATATATTCAAAACGTGAGCCTAAAGAATTTATTAATTTAGTAAACGACCCAATGTTAGAGCTACAAGATAAAGTAGTTAAATTTTTTAGTGCTAATTTATTATCATTAAGAAATAAAAACAAAGACGTTTATTTTAATTTAAAACAAAATAAAACAAAAATGCTAACTATACCTTACGGTGAAAACCCATATTATATTGTGGCTTCTTACTTTCAGTCAGATCAAGGCATAGAATCATTAAAATTGCTAGAAAATAAGATAAAAAAATAGTTTATTTTTGCAATAAGGAATATTCCTTATAAAATCCATAATTTTTTAAACATGGCAAAATATCTTTCTTTACAAACATCGAACGAAGGTGAAGTGTACATCAACGCTGACCAAGTTCTTTATTCTGACGTTAATTCATCAACTGCTGCTCAAATTCATTTAGGCAACGGTAGTCATCACTTAGCTGTGGTAGGAGTAGCATTAACTTCAGGATTTGCAATGGCAATGAACGATGCATTAAGATCAGCTGCAGAAACGGCTTGGACTAACGCAGTAGTTAAAGTTGAACTTCCAGGTGGAGTTTCAGTAACTAGCTTAGCAGTAACAATCCTTTCGTAATTAGCAAATTGATTGAAACAAGATAAAGCATCCTAAAAAAAATAGGGTGCTTTTTTTTTGCTTATCTTTGTGTAAAACAATAAGTAATGATTAACTCTGTTAGAAATTCAGTTTTATCTATAATAAATAAAAACAACTACGGGTATATATCTCCATCAGATTTTAACCTTTTTGCTACACAAGCGCAAATGGATTTGTTTGAAGATTATTTTTATCTATACAATAGCCAAATAACTAAAGAAAACACTAGATTATCTGGATCTGGATACGCAGATATTACTAAAGGATTAATTGAAGTTATTGATAGTTTTTCTGTAGAAGCATTTTTATCTCAAACAGGAGTGGCAAATACTTACGCTCTTCCTTCAGACTATTATCTTATAGATAAAATTTATTATTATTCAAATTTATTAGATTTTGGAACAACAGACGGGGCGACAACTGCATTTAAATTAAATGATTCAACGCAAAATTTTGCTTCTACGGTAAGCGTAGGTAGTCTTGTTGTTAATACCACTAGCACCACTCAGGCTTATGTTACGGCTATAGATAGTAATAATCTTTTAAGTATAAGTGCAGATATAATGACAACAGCTCAAAATTATTCTATTTATTCTTCTACAAATATTAGAGAAGTAGAAAGAGTAACGCAAAATAAAATATTTAGATTAACTAACTCAAATCTAACCGCTCCAAATACTACATACCCTGCGTATGTTTTAGGAGGTGCTACAACAACTTTGGTAGGAAACACTATAACTGTTTATCCAAGCACAATTCGAGGTGCAGCAGACATTAAAACACAGTATATAAGATTTCCTAGACCTCCTAAATGGACGTATGTGCAATTGCAAGATGGCGCTCCATTGTTTAATGACACTGCAGCAGATTATCAAGATTTTGAATTACCAGAATCAGATGAGCCTATGCTAGTAAACAGAATATTGCAATACGCAGGTATATCAATTAGAGAGCCGTCGGTTACTAAATTTGGTGCAACCGAGGAAGCAAAAGAAGATCAACAACAAACTTAATTATGGCGTACTTAACAGGATATCAATATTATGAAAATTCAGGAACAGCTCCTCAAAACACTAATTGGGGTAGCTATCAATATGTTTCATTAGAAGAGATAGTAAACAACTTTATGTTAATGTATGTTGGTAATAACGAATTATTAAATAACGTAGAAAGGTATCAAGTTTTATTTCATGCTAAAAGAGCTATACAAGAACTTAATTATGATGCCTTTAAAGAAATTAAAATATTAGAATTAGACGTATGCACAAGTTTAAGGTTTATTCTACCTCCTGATTATGTAAATTACGTAAGAATATCTTTATACAAAGATGGTTTATTATTTCCTTTAACAGAAAATATTCAAACTAATTGGGCATCAAGTTATTTGCAAGACAACAATTGTAAAATATTATTTGATCAAGATGGAAACGTATTACAAGCAGAGTTTTCTCAATTAGATGCTGAAAGAATGGCGGGAACAAAAAAATCAATTTATTTAAATCCTGCAAGTCCTTACGACGGTAGACCGGGATGGAACGTAGACGGAGCTTGGTATTTTGATTATGGAATAGGAGCAAGATTTGGTTTAAATACAGAAACAGCAAATTCAAATCCTACATATAAGATAGATAAAAAAGCGGGTGTTATAAACTTTAGTTCTGGAATGGCTAATCAATTATGTATATTAGAGTATGTATCTGATGGTATGGAAAACGGTAATGATTCACAAGTTACTGTAAATAAAATGTTTGAAGAATATATATATGCTTATGTTAAATTTGTAATTTTAAATTCTAAATTTGGTGTGCAAGAATATATTATAAACAGAGCAAGGAAAGATAAATCAGCGCTTTTAAGAAATGCAAAAATTCGTTTGAGTGACATCCACCCAGGCAGACTTTTAATGAATCTTAGAGGCCAAGACAAGTGGCTTAAATGATAACATACAGTAATTTTATTAAAGGCAGAATGAATAAGTCTGTCGACGAAAGGCTTTTACCGGCAGGAGAATATGTAGACGCATTAAACGTGCGCCTTGGTTCTACAGAAACCACAGAAATTGGTTCAGTAGAAAATTCTAAAGGTAATGACATTTTAACTACATTGTTATATGAAAATGTAGAGTTACTAGATGCAAGCACTACTACTTGTATTGGCGCTTATGAAGATGGAGCAAACGAAACTATTTATTGGTTTGTTCATGATTCTAATAACGCACAGTCTTCTGTCACTGGGAAAGTAGATATGATTGTTTCTTTCAACATATCTAACAACAGTTTAATTTATCACGTTATATCTACAAGCGTTTTAAATTTTAGTTCTACAAATATTATTACAGGCGTAAATAAAATTGGAGATTTATTATTTTTTACAGATGATTTAAATCCTCCTAGAAAAATAAATGTAACTAGAAACTATCCTAGCCCTGTAGCTGATGTTGACGTTGTTACTAACGATCAATTAAATGTGATTGTTAAACCTCCTATAGCTGCACCTACTTATACTTTGTTAAATTCTGGAACAGAAGAAAATTATTTAGAAACTAGAATGGTTAGTTTTTCTTATAGATACCAGTATCAAGATGATGAATATAGTGCATTATCTCAATTTACAGATATTGCTTTTGTACCTGGTGCATTTAGTTTAAATATAGATGATTACACTAATGAAGGTATGATGAATATCTACAACACAGTTGAGGTTTATTTTAATACAGGTCCTATAGATGTAAAAGGTGTAGACTTATGTTTTAAATTTTCAGACAGCACTATTATAAATGTAATTGAAAAGTTTAAAAAAAATGATCAAGGATGGGGGGACAATCAAATTGTTTCTCAACAATTTCAAAATAGTAAAATATACACAGTTTTAGGTTCTAGTGAATTATCTAGACTTTATGATAACGTCCCTAGAAAAGCTAAGGCGCAAACAATAATGGGTAATAGATTATTGTATGGTAATTATATAGATGGATATAATTTAGTTAATCAATTAAATTTTACTACACAATTAATATCTGCACCTATATTAAATTTTGCTTTACCAGCCACTAAGGCAACCGGAATAACATATACTATAAACCCTAGCCAAAGTGAAACAATTCCTGATTCTAAATTTACTATTGATTTAACAGATGCATTAGTACAAGGATTAAAAGAAGGCGCTTTTTTGTCTATTACTGTAGTTTATTCGGGAACAAAATATGTAGGCCCGGCAGGATCAAACATACCGACATTTCAAGTTTCTACAACTTTAGACTTTGAATTTACTTTAGATCAAGATTACGCAAGTGTGTATGATTTAGCAATTTCTACATTTTTTAAATCTAGAATTGGATCAGAGGTTCAATATATACAAACAGTAGCAAATTGTGCATTAGGGTCTACTTTAACAGATCAATTTAATTGTACTGTAGTTGCTTCTCCTACAGATTCAGGAGCATACGCTTGGCAAAAAGAAGAAAGCGGAATAACTGGAACTGACCAGGGTATTTTAATAACAGCTAGCCCTTCTAGCAATATAATAGGTTTTCAAATTTTATCAATGCAATATAAAGAAACAACCACTCCAGCAACTAAGCTGTATGGTTATTTTGATATTAGTACGGTTACTTCTGAATTTATAAATCAAGGTAATAATAAAAGTTTACATAGTAATAGAAACTATGAAGTAGGGATTGTTTATATGGATGAATATTTAAGAAGCTCAACCGCTTTAGTTTCACCAACAAACACAATATTTGTTTCTGCGGATAAATCTGTAAACGCAAACTCAATTAGAATAACTATTCCTTCTACAATGCTTGCTCCAAGTTGGGCTAAAAAATATAAGTTTGTTACAAAAAGATCTGAAGCAACTTATGAAACAATATACAGTAATATATTTTACAGAGACACTGTTGACAATGCAATATATTTTAAATTAGAAGCTCAAAATCAAACTAAAGCTACTGTAGGAGATGAATTAGTTGTTAAAACTGATGTAAATGGACCCTTAAGCTCTTATGTTACAACTACAATTTTAGAAATAGAAGCCAAAGCTATAAATTTTATTACTCAATCAGCAAACGCAGGAAACACTCCTTATACGTCAGAATTAGCTGGTCTTTATATGAAAATAATACCTAATAATTTTGCAGTAACATTAGGAGAAGGACAAGCAAACAATTTTGACTCTGGAAGAGAATCTAATACTTCAGGTAAAAGAAGTGGTTTTCCACAAATTAGAATAGATTGTTTTAGTGTACTTGCAGACGGAAGTGCTTCAACTAACGTAGATATTCCTGAAGGAAGTAGAGTGTCGTTTGATTTTACATTTAACAGAAACGGTAAAGATAGTACCACAGGTTCTAGAAAATATATTTACAAGAGAACAATAGCAGCAAGTCAAAATTATAATAATTTATCTGAATTTTGTATTAACGAAAATGTAACTTTTGCCGAAGGTATTTCTAGCGGTACAGACAACACTGTTAATGAAAATGTTTTTTCTTTAATTATAGGGAATGAAAATTTAAGTTATTTTGCTCAACCTGGTATAAATAATTATCAGTTTATAAACGACCCAGCATCTCCTACAACTAGTTTAAAATTACTATTATCAAGTGGTACAAAAGGTTCTAGAGGAGAATCTTCAAGGGTAGACGGAAGAATTACTATAGCATTTGCTTCTTCTCCTATTATATTTGAAACTGTTCCTGTTGATATAGATAACGATATTTATTATGAAAATGATCAAGTTTTTAATATAAGCTCAACTAGATACCATCAATCAGGTACAGAACCTACAGACCAAAACCAAAGTATAACATTACCAGGTATTGTCAATTTGGATACATTTGATTGTTTTTCATTTGGAAATGGAGTAGAAAGTTATAAGGTAGAAGATAGAATAGATGGTTATTCATTTAATTTAGGTCAAAGAGTAACTTCGGTTTCTGAAGAAGATTTTAAAGAATCTGACAGATATGCGGGCCTGACATACAGCGGTATATTTAATGAAGAAACAAACATAAATAGGCTTAATGAATTTAATTTATCTGTAACTAATTTTAAAGATTTAGAAAAATCTTTTGGAGAAATACAAGTGTTACACTCTAGAGACACAAATATACTGGTGTTACAAGAAGACAGAATATCGTATGTATTAGCTAATAAAAATTTATTATCTACATCTGATGGAGGTGGCGCTGTTGTATCAAATAACGCAGTTTTAGGCACTCAAATAGCAAGACTAGAAGAGTTTGGCATAAGTAATAATCCAGAAAGTTTTGTTTCCTATGGTCCTGATAGATATTTTGCTGACGCTAAAAGAGGAGCAATAATACAATTAAAAGGTAACAACGAAATATCTACAGATAAACTGTCTGTAGTTTCAGAAACAGGAATGCGTTCTTATTTTAGAGATTTGTTTAACACAAAATTTTCTACTCAAAAATTAGGAGGTTACGACCCGTATATGAACGAATATGTTTTGTCTTCTAATGACAATATAAATCCTGGATCACCAGGATCATCTACAAACATATCAGTAAATTGCGGAACTTCTTTCGGATTAAGTAATTTTTCTACTACTACAATTTTTGAAATATTATTGGGATCAGCACAAGGAAGTTTTACAATTAACTACAATGTTATTGGCACAGCTACATTAAATTACACATGGGGAGCAGTAACGGGGACAGTAAACGCAACAGGAATAGGTTCAGTTTCTATTGTAAAATCTGCCGCTACTCCCACTTCTGCTACATTAGAGGTAGTTCCATCAGGAACAATAACTTTTTCAGGGAAAGTTACATGTCCTGTTACGCAATCATTAACAGTAGTACAAGTAACTGTAGGTAATCCTCCTGACGAAACAAAATTTATACACAATGAATATTATTGGACAGATGGATCCACTACAAGTTCTATATCTAGCGAGCTTATAGAATTTGGATCATTGCAATTGTCTAATTATAATAGTAACACAGGTAATTCTTCTGTAGGGTTATTTCCGCCTTCAGGATCAACTGTTTATATGGCTTCTAATAAAATAGATTTTGATACATTAATATTTGATTCATCAACAGATAGTTTTAAATATTTAGTTTCAAATACATTATATACGTCAGCTCAAATACCTGCTTTATTAAGCGATGCAAGTTTGGCTACAGCAACACCAATTACAAATCCAAGCACAGGGTATTACACAGCGAATTTTACTTACATTAATTCTTCGTCTCAATATTTATATTTAATATACGATTATACAACTGCAACAAGTGTTAGTTTAAGGTATGGAGCTACAAATGAAATTGCTTGTTGCACAGGACCTAATGCAATTTATTACTTAGATGCTTCAACGTTTGCAACAGCAACAATTGTATATTCAGATTCTTCTCTAACAACTAAAGCTGTAAATCAATTTTATCAAATAGACGGAATTTCAAGAGAACAATCAGCAGGTTTTTTATTGTCGAGCCAAAATTGTGCGTCGTGCGGAACTATTATAGCGTTATGTTATAGTTCAACAAGTGAACAAGAAGTTTGTTGTGAAGGGTGTACATACACAATGTTGCTAGGGGGAGCAGTAAACTCAACTAGATCAGGTGCTTGCGCTGGATCATCAATAGGAAATACTTACTACTTTAGCGGAAGCGGTTCAATCCCTTTAGTTAATAGCTTTTTATACACAAACGAAGCAGGAACTAATTTTGCAACCACAGGTTTCTATAAAATTGGAACACAAGTATTAAGTGTAAATTCATCAGGAATGGTAACTGAAGTAATAACATGTTAAATTTATAATAATGGCAGCTACAGATAATACATACTATATAGACGCAGTTAATTTTGCAGGAGCTACTGCAGTGTATTTAGACTCTGTTTTATCTACTAAAGCCCCAGACGGATGGTATACATTTGGAACTACTGTTCGTCAACAAACAACTGGTGTTTTAGGTACAAGTTCAGCTTGTAACTGTAATGTATTTTATATTTCAGGAGTTAGATCTACGTGTACAGATTTTTGTGACGGAACAAATAGAGTTATTAATAGCTCTAAAAGTTCTAATGTTAATGCAACTTATAGTACTTTATCGCTTGGCGACACTATATTAGGAGCAGCATTAACAAACGGATGGTATGCGTACGCAGCTACTAGCACCGACACAGCAACAGGAACTTACAAACAATTTCAAATAACAAACGGTAATTATGTGGCGGACATAAAAACATGTTCTGGAACTAATTGTATAACACCTTAATCTATGGCAATAACACTTTCATATAGCGGAGATAGCAAAGGATGGCCTTCTTTTTATTCATATCATCCAGAAAAAATGATAGGTATGAACAATTATTTTTATTCATTTAAAAACGGTAGGTTGTACAGACACAATACAAACGAAAGAAGAAACTCTTATTATGGAGTTGATTATAACTCTACAATAACTAGTGTATTTAATGTAAAGCCATTAGAGGCTAAGCTTTGGAAAACATTAAGTTTAGAGTCTGATTCGGCTTGGGGAGCTGTAGTAACAACAGATTTACATCAAACAGGGGGAAGAATTGAAAGTTCTTATTTTGTAGAAAAAGAAGGGGACTGGTTTGCTTTTATTAGAGATAATTCATCTACTGTTAATTTTAATTTAAGATCTGCAAATGGTATAGGAGTAAACACCGGAGTAGTAAACCCAGGGACAACAGCATGTGTTATATCATTTACAAAACCTCCAGGTAGCATTATTAGTATAGGTGACATAATTTATCAAACAAACACGGCAGTAAATCCAGTACCAGCTCCTACAAAAATAGGACCTGTTACAGCTGTAAGCAATATTTTAGTAGGCGGATCATACAACGTTACTATAGATAATATTACAGGGGCTCCAGCGCCACAAATTGCATTAGCAAATAATTTTATTGTATACTTAAAAAATAGTGTAGCAGAATCTCATGGAATAAGAGGATATGTATTAGAATATACTTTAACTAATACTAGCGTATCTCCAGTTGAATTATTTGCAGTAGGATCCAGTATCTTTAAAAGTTACCCGTAAAATTTGTATCTTTGTTTTATGATTGATAGTAACGAATCATTATTAGCTAAAAAGGTTTTAGGTGGCATCCCTCAATTAACAGGTATAATGTGGGATAAAATTAAAACATTTGAGGATAAGTTAAAAAGTTTTGATGAAGTAATGTCTCATAAAGCCGGTGAAGAGCAAAGTGAAATAATGAAACAAGTATTTCCTTTAAAGCAGAATTTAGAAGGAGGTTTATATACTAGAGAATTATTTATGCCAACCGGTAGTGTTATAGTTAGTATGATACATAGGCAAGACCACCCCTCATTTGTATTAAAGGGATTGGTTTCTTATTTAAATGACAAGGGGGTTGTAAGGACTGTTAGAGGTCCTCATAAAATATTTACCAAAATAGGTACTCAAAGAGTATTATATGTACACAAAGATACAACTTGGTGTTGCGTATATAAAACAAACGCTAAAACTTTTGAAGAAGCAGAGGCTGATGTATATACAAATAATTATAATGACCTTCCAAAAAAGGTTATAAAAAATTTTAAAAAATTATGGCAGGAATAGCAATTGGATTATCTTTATCAGCTATAGGAACAGGTATGTCCTTTATTCAAGCAGGAAAACAAAAAAGATTAGCAGCAAACGCAGCTTTAGAAGCTGAATCAGCAATAAATCAAGCTAGAGCTATTGCTACCAAAAATGTGGCTGAACAATCTCAAATTCCTATGCAAGCATACGAACAAGGTTTTAGGCAAAGACAAGTATTACAAAAAGATTTAATGGATAGCTTACAAGGAGCTGACACTAGAAGTTTAGCCGCTGGAGTAGGCGCAGTTGCTCAAGCAGGACAAACCGCAGAACAAGCACAACAAGCAAATCAAGAAAAGGCTTTAATTGAAAGAAATAATGCAATTATAGAAGGTGAAGAAGCTAGAGATACAAGGCTTTACAATTTAGAAATTGCGCAAGGAACAGGGGCTATGCAAGCTGCCGCTCAAGCTTCTAACGCATCGGCTAAAGCTACAGCTGGGGCTGTAAAAACTTTGTCAAAAGGTTTGCAGGCTGCTTATGGAGATGAAAATATAAATGAATTATACGGTAAAAGTTTAGGAGATGCTACTACAGGAGAATATTCAGGGGCTGTAAAAAGATATGCACAAGCGGCACTTGAGAGTGGCGCAATTAGGTCAGATCAAGTGGATAGTTTAATGGCTCACATAGCTACGGATGTAAGCGAAGGCGGAGCAGATATAGGCACTAATTCGGATGTAAGAGGGTTGCTTCAAAATGAAGATTTTAGTTTAGCAATAGATTTTGGTGACGCAGATGCAGCTATTGGTTATAATAACGCAATAGATAATTCAGTAATAGATATTTCCGCTCCCCCGCCAGTACCTGCATTTAATGATATGCCAGCAGGGTTAGGCGCAGAACCTCTAAGTTATAACGCTTAAAAAAATATTATGGCAAATTATATAGGATACGCAGATAAAGAAGGAATTGAACAAGTTGATTGGTCTGCTATTACAACTGATCTAATTGATGGTATAAAGAAGGAAGACGAAAGAAGAGTTAAAAAGAAAGGTGAAATTCAAAAAGCATCTGATGATTTAATTACTGAAATTTCAGATCACCAAGAAGCTCTAGGTTCTGATACAACTTACAATGGTTATGTGTTAGATGCGGCTCAGCAAGCTAAAGAATTTGCTTTAATGCAAAATCGTTTAATGAAAAAAGGCAATTTAAAACCAAGTGAAGTAGTAAGGTCTACTCAAATACTAAGTGATGATTGGAAAAACTTTGAAAAAATATCTAAAACATTTCAAGAGACAGATGCAGCTGCTAGAAAAGCTCAAGAATCAGGAACACTAAGTAAACAAGGAGAGCTAAGTTATGCTAATTTTTTAAAAGAAGTAGATATAAATAATAGCCGATTAGTAGTCGGTCCTAAAGACGGCAGGTTATACTTTCAAAGCAAGAATGGAAAGCTAATGGACATGGCAACTGTAAATAATCGTGTAGCAGATTTACCAAAAGATTTTGATATATTAAAAGCAACAACAGGGTTTACTGAAACACTAGGAAAAATCGTAGGAAGAGATGGTAAAGGTGGAACAATTGAAAATATAAGAAATCTAGATAGTTTTAAAAAATCTAAAAAATCATATATAGATAGTGTAAACGCAGACCCTAGAAATACCTTAAGTGTATTAACTCAAAGTGGATATGATGTTACAGAAGATCCTACTAAAGTAAATGCAAACACTATTTTACTTAAACCAGATGAAAACGGATTGTTACAACCAGAGCTTTCTGAAGCTAACATAACTGCCGCGGAAAATGAGTTACAAGAATATATTGACTCTCAATTAGATAAAATTTATAGCGCAGAAAACATTACAGGATCAGGAAATGCTAATAATGAAACTACTATAGGGCAACAGTATGGGTATCTCGCTAATGTATTTAATCCAAATGAAGGAATGAGAAACGAGTCTATAAATCAATTACTTCAAAATTTCCCTAATGTACAAGATATAACCGTAAATGGAACAGGGGTTACTATAACTAAAAATGACGGTACAAGTCCTGCGATCCCTATTAATTTTATAAGATCAGGTGAAGGCGCTACAACAATATATAATACAGCAGAACAGATGGCTGATCAACTTATATCCGCACTTACAGGAGTTACCAATGCAGAAAAGTTAAAAAAATATAAAGCTCAATTCAAAAAAACTGGAGAGTATCAAGCAATGAAAGATAATTTTGATAAAGCACTAACTGCAGAGTCTATACTGAAGATAGAAAGTTCAACATCAAGACCAGGTAAGGAATTTAAATGGAGTTCAGACTCTATTGCTGCAATTAATGAAAATTATAAAAATCTAGGAGAGAACATGGTGGAGGGCATGGGGCCTAGTGTACAAAATGCTTTTAATAGTTTTTTACAAGATGGAAAAACTCCAGGAACAAAAAATTCTAGGGTAGAATTTACACCAAACAAAAGTGATAAAAACAATGGAACATTATTTCTTGTGATGAACGGCAAAAAAACAGAGATTGGGATAATAGATAAAAAAGGTGGTACTACAACAGATTCTGGGACAGTGATGAGCACCATACAACAACTTTTAAAAACTACTACTACTGCTAATGTGGGATAAATAATTTTTATAATGGACGATGAAATTCTTGAAAATATATGGAACACGCTAACTAAGGATGGCGCAACCAAAAGTGATTTTGAAACTTGGAAATCTAATTTTTCAGGTAGTGATGAAATACAAAACAATGTTCATTCTTACCTTACAGACAAGAAGTATACAAAAAGCGACATTGAAACTTGGAGAACAAATGTTGGAATAAAAAAAAAAGATCAATCCAACTTTTCTGGGGGCCCAAACACTGGGGAATCTACTTCAGAGGAAAATTCTTCGGATATACTAGAGTCTTATAAAGACATAGATATTTCTCGGGATATCCTAACAATCCCAGAAACCCCAAATGTAATTCCGCAAAATGAGTATAATAGGAATTTTAAGCTACCACAGGAAGACATAAATGCAGCAATACAACAGAACATTGAGGATCATAAAAAAAACCCCCTTTGGACAGAAAAAATTCCTGTAACTTTTAAAGTTAACGGAAAAAATGAAACATTCGATCAATCATATAACAACTCTCAGTCATCTACTGGTAAAGCACAATGGTTACAAGCCAAATATTATAAAAACCGCCAAATTTATACAGCTGAGAAGGGTGACAATGGTCAATTCACATTTCCGACTTTAGATGAAAATTATATAGTAAATAAGTTACGCGAGGGTTTAGATGAAAAAAACGGATTAATAAAATTGCCTGATGGCTCCACCGTATTCAGAGATAAAAAAACATACGGAGAATATGATTTAGATGGCCCAAATGAACCCTTAGATGTTCCTAATGAGTATGAGTTAGCTTTGGCAATTATTCAAGATAACGAAGCTAATGATAGTTTTCAGATAAATATGAAAAGCCCAGACTTACAAGATATTGATTATAAATATAAATATCAATCATCTTCAGAAATTAATTCGGATTTATTAGAATACGGAGCTAATATTAATAAAAGTCAATTAAACAAAGAAGGTATTAACGTTCAAGAATTTATTGATTTTACCAAAAAGCAATACACGAAAGAAAGCATGATGTACAGGTTTGGAAAGTATGGATTTAGTACAAGCCAGCTGGATGATATTCTTCTTATAGAAGAAAAACAATTACAAAAAGTAATAGCCTTTAAAACTTCTAAAATACAAAAATTATCCGGAGATTTATCTTTAATTGAACAACAACTTAAAAAAACTCAAGACCCTGATGAATATGTAAGGTTAAGAACAAAAGAACAACAATACCAAACAGTGTTATTTCGTGCAATTAATAATTTAAATAATCCTGAATTAATAAAAGAAAATTTTCCAAATTATTATGAACATTGGGACAAAAGGGGAGATGCTCAATTAAAGAAAAGAATGAGAAAGTACTATGTTGCTAGAGATGATAATGCTACTGCTTTTGGTCATCTTGTAGGCGAAACAGCTATGGCAGCAGCGGAAGGAATTAATAATTTTACGCTACCCATATTTGCGGCAGTTCCATCGTTTTTTGATCAAGCACTTCAAGTAATTACTCCAAAAAATTTCGAGTCAAAAGGTATATTTGCGGGAGTAACAGAACAATTGCTTGACGTTAATAGAATCGTTCAACAAAGTGAAATAGGAACAACTGAGAGAGATGTTTTTGCTAGAGGAAAAGAAGTTTCTTACCAAGGGGAATTATATCTAGTTACAGAGGATGGACGAGTATTAGATGAAAAAACTAATGTTTGGATGGATGGAATTATTTCCGATAAAGAAATTTATGAAATAAAAAAAGCTTCAAATAATGTTAAAGAAACAAGTACTAATACTACAGCAGGCACATTTGTACCTGCAACTGCTAGTACTATAATGCATATGTTTGGCCTTATTAGAACGGGAAAAAGGATTTCAACTAAAACAGGGTTTAGTCCATCAATGGGAATGGGATTAGCTGCATTTACAAGCAGTATGGCAAATAATGTTCAAGGCGTACAACAGGATTTAATGATAGCTGGGATGAGCGAAACTGATGCGTACGATAGAGCTATAATATATGGAAATGCAATATCTACTTTAGATGGAATTATGTCTGGGTTAATGGGATCGAATACAAAGATTTTAAAAAACAATCGATCAATAAAAGCACAAATGCTTGATTTTGTATTAAATAAACAAAATTTAAAAGAATTTTCAACAAAAGAATTAAATAGAAAGTTGAGGGGCTTAACTAAGGAAGCGGTAAAAGAGCAAATTGAAGAGCTCGGAGTATACGCTGCAGAAAAAGGAATAAACACATTAATTAACTATGATTTAGGAGAAACAGTTAGGTCCGCTGAATTTAAATTAGGAGAAATATATGAAGTATCAGCTTTAACTTTAGCCGCTACTTCTGGTTTAGGAGCTAATCAATTAATTAAAGGAAATAAACGATCTGATCTTGTTAAATTTTTATCAAATGATATGAAAAAAGCAAGAGAAACTTTGTTAAAATTAGAACAAGAAAATTTTATTTCTAAAGAAAATGCAGCTCAATCGTATGGAGAGCTTTATAATATGGCTGCTGCTAACAACACAGTGAAGGGGATGGTAAAAGTTTCTGAAAATATAACGCCTATGGCTGAATTATTATATAGAAGAAAATCTTTAATAGATGATAAAAAAAGTTTAGAGGGTCCTTTAAAATTAGAAATGGACAAAAAAATTACAGACATAGATCAGCAAATACAATCTTTAATGGATAAAGATGTAGCTGATGTTGACGCTTTAATAAAAGAACAAAATAAAGAAGTTTCTAAAGAAACTGCAATAAATCAAATTGAAAAAGAAAATATAAAAAGAGAAAAAGATGGGCTAGCACCTATTGAACTTAATAAAATAAATATAGATAAAAAAATAAACGAAATAAAAGATGCCAATAAAGAGTCAAGCACAGTATCTGAAACTGAAGGGGACACAACCCAAGTTGTTTCAGAAGTGGATGAAGGAGTATCCAGTGATATTCCAGGAACTACCACAGAAAGCTCCGTCGAAACCAAAGCCAATGAGACAACCGAGACAACCGAAAAGAAAATAACATCGTCATTAAATAAAAATAATACATTAAGTCTTGTTGATGGGGTTATAAGTATTACTAACAATAAGTCTGGTAAAACAAGAAAAGCTAATAGAAAAGAACAAGCTGATTATATTGAGCAAACGCAATTTAAAAATGAAGATTATGTACCGAATGAAAATATAAATGAAAATGATTATGCAGATGAAATAATAAATAATTCCGAAAGCCCTTCTCAAATAGCTAAATTAATAGAAAATTTAGAAAACGATTTTGAAGCTGATCCGGATAGCGAACAACCATGGAAACAAAAATTTAGAGATTATACAGTAAACAAAAAATCTTTTGATAGATTTGGCGACAAAAATACCCTACCTAAAGATAAAAGATCTTTTAAATGGATTACGCCTACAGGATTAGATTTAGATATTATTGCTCAAGAAATGTCTTCTGATTTAGGTATAGACATTACAACTGACATGTTAGTTGAGGAGATGAAAAATAATCCAACAAAAAAATTACCTGACGCTTCAAAGAAAAGAAAAAACCCGTCTAAAGAAAATGCTAAAAAAAGATTTACAGAATTAACGGGGTTAGAGGCAACAGACGCAAATATAAATCAAGTAGCTAACAAGGACCCTAATCAAGCTCCACAAGATTTACAGCAAGAAGCTAACAATCAAGAGGCTTTTGAAAAAGAAGAAAATAGAAAAAAAGAACAATACGAAGATTTTGATCCAGCAAAAGACGTAATAAGTGACTCAGATAGAGACTCAAACAATGATAATAAAGAAAAACCTGATACTTATTTTCAACGAGCTAAAGATTATTTAAATGAGCAAGCCTCTATAAGATATACTCAGTTTGTAGATAAATACTCCGGTGTTAGAAAATTACAAAAAGCTATAGAAAACTTTACGGGAAAAAATCAAAAAGATAACTCAAACTTCGATAAATCAGAAAAAGTTGTATACGGTAAAATTCGTAACAAACTAGAGAAGTTTAACAAAAGTATGAGTAATTTTCTTTTTAAGTTAAATAACAAGGGTATTTCAACCAAAGAATTTGACGATTATTTATACGCAAAACATTCTTTAGATAGAAACAAAACAGTTAGAGAAAGAGGTTCAGACAACGATGATGGATCTGGAATGACAGATAAAGAAGCTAATGACATATTAAAGGCATTACAAAAAAAGTTTGGCGATAAAATGTCAGACTTAGAAACTGCTGCTGATTTTATATACAAAACAAATCGAGAAACTTTAGATATGCAATTAAAATCAGGGCTTTTAAGTAAAAAAGCATATGATAATATGTTAAAAAACAAATGGGAAACCTACGTTCCTCTAATGGGTTTTGCAGAAAATGATCCTAAAAAAGCAAAAGAAAACAAAAGTGGAAAACCTACGGGCAGCGGTTTACAAGCAGGGAAAAGCAAAACAAAAATGACAGGTCGAAAGACAAAAGCTCAATCTCCTATAGCATCTATAATGCAAAGACGTACTGATGCTATTATGAATATTGACAAAAACAATGTATTAGTTAAGCTTTTTAACATGCTTAAGGGTAATCCTGATACGAATCAATATGCGTTTTATAACGAAGGAAATAGAAAGAAAGAAATGGTACGAGATCCTAATACAGGAAATAAAATTGAAGTAGAAATGAGTCCTAATGATATGAGAAAAGATCCAGGGATGGTTACAGTAATGGTAAACGGTGTTGAAAATTTTATAGATTTTGTAGCTGATCCTAGTATAGGGACAATATTAAGAACCGGATTGGGAGTTGATGCCGAGCAAACAAACGCAGTACTTAAAAATTCCAGAAAAATATTAAACTTTATGCGAAAAGTATATACAACCTTAAGTCCTGAGTTTGTTGTTACTAATTATATTAGAGATATACAAACAGGAGTTCTTAACGCAATAGCAGACAAAGACATACCTTTGTTTAGTAAAAACATGGCTAAAACAGTAACTGATTTAGTTATGAACTCTGGTAAATCATTCAAGACCATCAGAGCTGTAACACTAGGTAAAACACAAGATGCAGACGGAAATACACTGTCAGATGCTGAATTAAAGAAGAAAGGTTATAATGTAGAAATGGTCAAGTATTACGATGATTTTTTGGCTGAAGGAGGTCAAACTGGATATGGCTATACTCAAAGTTTAGATCAAATTAAAAAAGATGTAGATGCTATAGAAAATCCCACTAATTTTAAAAAATTTAGTAAATCTTTAAATAATGTTATTGACTCTTTTAATAACGCTGCAGAAAATTCTACTCGTTTATCTGCTTATATAATGGCTAAAAAAGACGGAATGACAAATCAAGAAGCTGCAGCATTGGCCAAGGATTTAACAATTAACTTTAATCAAAGCGGTACCCAACAATATGCTTCAGCATTATATTTATTCTTTAACGCTTCTGTTCAAGGTACTGTTAGATTTGGAAAAGCAATAGGTATATCTAATTTTCAAGACACAAAAGCAGGTGAAGGCAACAAAATTTTAAATGCGTTTGGTGTTAAAGACAAAAAACTAAATCCAGCTCAAAAATTAGCTGGTGTGTTGACTAGTTTTTCAGCAATGATAGCTTTTGCAAATATATCTTTTGGAGATGAAGACGAAGATGGAGTGCCTTATTATGATGAAATTCCAGAATCTATAAAAAGAAGAAATATAATAATAATGCGCCCAGGGACAGGTGGTAAATATATAAAAATCCCTCTCCCGTATGGGTACAATATATTTCACAATATAGGTACGGGAACAATAGATTCAGCGGTTGGCGATAAAACTGCAGGTGAATTTGCAACAAACTTATCAGTTTCGGCTTTAGAAGCGTTTTCCCCTGTAAGTCTTAGTGATGCAAAAGGTGTTGATGGTGGTATAATTAATTCAACCCCTAGCGCACTTAGACCTATAGTGGAAGTTTGGGCTAATCAAAATTATTTTGGACAACAAATAGCTAACGAAAAATTCAGCGACACAGACACCACGCCCGATTCTCAACTAGGAAGATACACTACAAGTTCATTTAAAAAGATTTCTAGATTTCTTACAGAGGTAGCAAATGAAAAATCAGGAGGGACCGTTACTAGTTCAGGAAATTTTGACTTTAACCCAGATAATATTGATTACTTAATGCAGCAATACTTAGGTACTCTATACACTTTACCAAAATTAGCAGCCGATTCTTACCAGGAAGCTATAAGTGAAAAGCCTTATAAATTTAATCCTACTAAAATTCCTATAGTTAGAAGGTTTTTTGGTGAGCAAAACAGATTTGCAGATCAACAATCTTTTTATGATAGATTAGTGTTTTTAAAAGGAGTTGACGAGCAGTTAAAAGGCATAGAAGCTGGAAAACAAAAAGAAAAATTTTCTTTAGATACTTATGGAAGCGCACGCGGGTTATTAAATGCATCTAAAAAAATGAAAAAAATATTAAAAAAAACTAGAGATAATATAAAATTAATTAGAAATCAAGACAATATGAGTCGTCAAGATTATATAGATATAAAAATGTTAGAAAAAGCTCAAGATGAAATTTACGATAACTTTAATAAAGAATTTTTACAAATATTTAAAAGATATTCTACTCCTAACAACCCTGTATTAGAAAATAATTAATCAAAGTAATGAGTTAGTCTAGCTACTTGACCATACTCTTTATGGTGAAGAAAGCCTTCAACAGCCTTAGGAGCACCTGTATAGCCTTTTCTTGCGTGCCAGCTGTCAGCTGAAGACGGACTGCGCATATACTCCACAGTAACTCCTATAAAGTCTTTACCATCTCTCCACTTGTGTTTAACTTTGTGATGAATATGATGTAAATACCAATATCTTCTGCTTGTTTTAGACCAGAGTAAAGGTTTCTCTTGTGCCATTAACAAGGGTAAATTATCCATTTTTGCACCATCTCCATGCTCTAAACCTATTAATGACTTTCCGTAAGTATAATATTTCCTGTGAGCTACACTGACGTCAAAAGTAACATCTTGAGCGTGTCTAAACCAAGCTTGTAAAGTGTGTGCTAAATGAAATCCAGATTGATAATCGTGATTACTCATACTATGTATTACGTCTACGGGCGCTATTTCTCTTAGCATTTCTACACAATTAACATAAAGAGATAAAGCAGCTTCGTAATGCTCCCACCATTTACCATCAGTGTCTTGAGGGGTTCCTTTTGTAGTAGTACCGTAAACATTGTCAATATGCAAAACATCATTGCCAATGCAAAATAATACTTTTTCAATATTAAATCCTTTTGATTTGTCTATTAAGCCTTGCACTCCTTCAATAACTCTTTTAATTGCAATGGGTGTGTTGTAACTTTCGCCTGTTTCTTTTTTATGAGCATATTTACCTATATGTATGTCAGCTGGATTTATTATTAATAAATGAGGAGATTGTTTTTTATTTTCATGTCTTATAGATGGATAAGCAGGAGAGTATTTAGTTATAAAAGATTTTACTTTATCAAATATATCTTTTTCTTGCATTCCTAAATCCTCTTTAGTTACAATTGAGAATCTATATTCACCAGAAGCACTTTGCCAATGTTTTACACTAACAATATCTTTTTTACTTATACCTCTGTCTTTTAAATGAAGAGTTAAAGCTGAGTTTTCGTTTACATTTTCTACCGATAAAGCACGGCTTTCTTGAATTAAATCCTCTTCTTGTGGAGTTAACCTTAATCTTTTACCGTACTCACCGTTGGTTTTACGATATTTTTTAGGCTTATCAGATTTCATCTTGATAGGTCAGTTGAGTTTGTTTCAATAAAATTATAAAGTTATTTAAAGTGTGGTCTAGGGTTCTGAAGTCTTGATCCGCTAATGACTCATATACTTCATCAGAATGGTTGTTGATTTCTTTCATCAATTGATTGATGTACTTGAAATTAACTTCGTTAGAATTATTACCACTCATATTTTAATCCTGATCCATATAGAACAAAAGCGATTTTCCGATAGTGGGGTCAATCTTATTTATAGCTTTATATATATATTTAGATTTTCTTTTGACTTCTTTTTTTTCACTTTTAGTAGATTCAGATCCTAAATTACAATAAAGGTCTGCATCTATTTTAAACATTTCGCTAATAATTTGCTTAGTGTTCCAAGACTTAAAACTTAATATTTTGTCAATATCTTTAAATGAATACGCCATTTTTACTAATATATGAATTTATTTACATAAATATACAAAAAAAATTAATTATTTTCGTAAAAGATGTTTTTTCCTAAATTTATACGTATATACAACTCTTCTAATTGAGTAAGTTCTGTCTCTGGATAAATATAATTTCCTGTTTTTTTAAGTTTTTTTTCTTCACCATTGCTAGAAAATAAAAAATAAATTCCTTCATCTACGCAACTAGGAGAAATGCAATAGTCGTAATAAGCTACAGAGTCTGTATGAAAATCTCTTACTACTTGTTTTATGTAATACAAACTACTTTCAGTAAGTAAAGCTAATTCTTCGTGAGTTATAGTAGTGTCGTTTGTATATAACTTTAATATGTGTCTTTTTTTATTGGATTCTCTCATAGTGGCTTTAAATATAAATTTAAATTTATATAATCTAAATATTCATCTACTGAAATAAGCTCTATGTTAATTAATACAGCTGTGTTAGGGAGGTCTTTTAAAAACTCTACTTCAAAAAATATAGGAAAGTTTTTTGTTATGTTAACCATACCTCCATAAATTACCACTTTATCAGAAATAAAGTTTAAATTATGAATATTTTCTAAAAAATCAGCTACAATCATAGCGTTTTCTAAACCAAACTTCCTTAAATTTTCTAAAAACAAATCTTCTAACTCAAAATTAGTCACCTCTATAGACTTCTGTTTTAACTCCATGCTTGTTTAGTTCTTTTAATCTGTATTCTTGAATAGCAGAAACTTTACCCTTTGGTTTTTTAACTTCAGAAAAAATAACATTAGCGTTAGGAGCAATAGCTAATAAATCTGGAATGCCATTTTTATTAGTTTTAACAAGTTTTATAACGTAATACCCTTCTGACTCAAGTTGCTTAATTCTTTTTGATTGAATTTGCTGCTCTGTCATATTATAAAGATAGGAAATCTCTTTTAAAATGACGTAAAGTGTAATCTTTTTTCTTAGATACTGCCTCGTATATTTCTTCTTCAATACCACCTTCACTAAACACCCAATATATATTATTAACTAACCTTTCTTTAGTAGTCATCCTATCCTTTGATTGCCAATAGGATGTGGCGCTAAAGTCTATATTGTAATACACTAAACAATCTGCATGACGTAAACTAATTCCTTCTCTTCCACTTACAATTTGAAGAGCAATATTCTTTTTTGTTGTATTAAATTCTTCTAATTCAGTAGTTAAATTATTACCAAAAGTTTCTTTTAAAGCATTATATTCTTCTTTAAACTTATAAAAAATACCTATTTTTTTACCAGTAAAATGCGATTTAATAAATTCTGATTTTGAATTATCAAGAATCATTGACTTGCCACTTTCAAATTTTACAGTCCCTGAATACATTTGATGTAGTTTGCTCATTAATTTTACTCCAGTGTCAGCTAATATAGTTTCTTCTTTGCCTTCAATCACTAAATTATTTTTTAACCTAGAGCATAACTTATAAGTTGAGTTCTTTAACTTTACTTTCAACACAAATTCATTGGTTGTTACAGGAAAGCCAGCCGCTTTTTGTGTGTATGAAATTATATGTGGTTTCATAGCGGTAAGAATGCTTGTTTTACCACCCGAATAATCTAATGTATTGAATCCATTTAAATACCTTTTTGTAATGTTTACGTATTTGTTACTAAATTTATAGAAATTTTTAAAAGCACAAAAAGGATTAGATGGAATACCATACACTTGATGATACATTTGACTAAATGATTCAGGTGTAGGCGTGCCAGACAATAAAATTACATAAGGATTATAAAGCTGAATCAAATCTCTTACTTGTTTAGCTCTTTTGTTAGGCTTAGGGAAAGCACCTAAACTATGAGTTTCATCACAAACAATTCCATCCCATTTTGTCCCTGGTATTTTATGTAAACTTTCGTAATTAATAACATATAAAGAAATATTAGGTTTTAAAAGTTTGTAATCATTTTCAATACTACTAATAGCTTTCTTTTTTGTAATAAACAAAACGTTTTTTACACCATTAGTATGGGCCATTGCATTTAACGATGTCATTGTTTTGCCAGTCCTAACTTCCATAGCTAAATAAACAAAACGATTTTTATGTAAACGATTTGTAGCTTCTTTGCTTATGTCAATTTGGTAATCCCTAAGTGTTATCATATTTTTTTCTCAATCGTTTAATTACATCAGGATAACTTTTCATTGCGTCCTTTTGATTTCTGTACACCACTCTGCCAATTATTTCTGAACTATAATGTTCTATGCCTTGCTTATCAACATAATAGTCTTTGCCTTGTGAGGATATCCCTCCTTTTCTTATAGCTATTCTAATATCATTGTAACCCACTGGCAAAATATACACCTGATAGTCATTCTCAATACACCATTTTAAATCAGAACTGAAATTCATCTTTTATTATATCTGCTTCTTTCATAGTGTCATCTTTAAACATAATCCATCTATTTTGTTGATCTCGTCCTTCCAGAGGAGAATGACCTGTAGCAAATATTCCATAAGCTACGAGCCACTGATAGAACTTTCTTCTTGATATAGTCATTTTTGCTTTTGGGGCAAAATCTGGATTATCTTGTATGAAGTCAACATATAATTCATATTTATATAACTTTTGATTCAACAATAGTTTTTCAGACGGAGTTTCATCCAACAAACCACACCATTCTATAAACTCATGACATGTTTCAGCGGATAATTTTCTAATTTTTAAATTAACAAATTCACTAACAATTAGTCCGTTTTTTAAATATAGTTGTAAATTTTTAATCATATAATTATCAAAAGCACACCACTCATCTTCGTTCCAATCGCCAAAAAATAAACGCCCAAACTCCATAAGAGGCGTGTAGCCTGTGGTATAGTGTTGTTTAAATTCTAGTTCCCATTTTCTTCTTTCAAAACTAGCGCCTTTACCTTTTATTGCGTAGTTAGTTGTAAGTATTAATTTAGGAGACTTACTGAAAGGAATTTTTATTGCATCTTTATTTTTTTTCTCTAATGTAATACCTTCGGTAACTACACTAAATAGTCGTTCAAACTCAAAATGCTTCTTTACATCGTCAAAACATAATATTTGAGTATCAGCTGAAACTAATTGATATGCAAAAGATTTTTCAAAAGCAAAAGCTTTTCCATCTATAATGACTAATTTTTTCATTTGTCCTAAAGCATTAACTAACAGGGATTTACCTGTACCGCCATTAGGACTATCTGATATAAGTTCATCATTCAGTATAACCGCAGGAGAATAAGATAAATTTTTGTACCCATGCAATAAATAACCTATGGAGCTTTCCATAGACATAATTCTTTGTTCTTCCTTGTTACAAACATTAGAAACAAAACTTATAAAATCACATTTAAGGTTTTTACATTCTTTATATGGTCTTGCAATAACGTGGTCTTTCCAAACAAAACCTTGCAAGTCTAAATAATCTATAATAGTGGTGGAGTCTTTTGTAATTTGTATAGCACAGTTTTCAAAATACAAATAAGCAGAATCTTTAGTATCT